GAAAAGAAATAGTTGAAGCCATAAGAATTTACATTGACACAATTATTCAGCCGTACAAAGACAGGCTTGAAATGGAGCTGTTAAACGTGTACTACAGAAGGGCAATGTACACAATAGACAAGTTTTATGACAGCAACGGCAACCCCTTGCCAGTTAAGGAAATAGACAAGGATTTTATTTGCTGTATTGATGACATTAAATACGTAAAAAGCGGACAGAATCTAATTCCAGCATATCAGCTCCCAAACAGGGATTTGGCGTTGCAAGCGTTGTACCGTTTTATAACAGGACAGGATATGAACGCAACTTCAGTTCTACCGGAAGAAGCACAAAAGAAAATGAAAATTATTTACAACAACGTGCTAAAAATAAGCAATTCAGTGAAACCGCAAAACATAAAAAAGAAGGTGCAAAAATGATAATTGTAGTGTTAATAACAATACTCATACTATGCTTTTCCATAGCTAGTTTTATTGCAAATTGTGGGTATAATGACAAGGAAAAAAATGGGTGTAACAAAACTAGGGGAAAAGATGGAAGATAAAATAAGCTATAAAAATAGTAACACTTTGTCTTTTTATTTTTAGTTCCTATAATAAAAATAAATGGAGTTGCAAATGGTAATTAAGATTTTAACGTATGTGGCAATTTTTTTCATAAGTTCAATTTATTTTGTTGCGCTGGTGTCAGCTGGTGTTTCAATGGGCTTGAAGAATTTCTTTAAGGACAGAAAAAATGATGGTTCAAAATAAGTGGAACAATAAAGTTTACGAAGTTATTTCCGAAGACGGAAATGAAGTTGAATTGAGAAGGTGTGCTGACAACAGCTGTTTTACAATAGCGAAGTCGGAATATGCCTTTTCATATAAACCTTTTCAAATTAAAAACTGAAAAGTTCTCCCGGACATCCTTTGCACTTGTTCGGGAGTTTTAATTTTTATTAATGGGAGCGTAAGAATGGCAAGGATTGTAAAACCTGTTTTGAAAAATGTTGTTTGCAAAGTTGCAAAGAAAACTTCAAAGGACAAAAAGAACTTAATTGTTCTCAAGGCTATTGAGCAAGTCTATCCGGAATGTTCAAACATGACTTTGAAGGAATTGGAAAAGGTGTGCGAAAACAAAAACTTTCCAAAGATAGCAAGTCTTGTTCGTCGTTCGTATGATTTGCATTAGGCAAATATGATACTTAATATAAAAGGAGGAAAGTGTTTTGAACGCAATTAAGGCTTTTTTGAATAACATTGTTGTTCAGATTGTAGCTTGGGTGTTGCTGGTATTGTCTTCACTCGTGCTAATCCTTGCTGGTGTTTCAGCTGACGCTATTGCCAAGATACCTTTGATGGTGGTTGGCATTGTCGATGCTGTTGCAATTCTTATCATTGCAATTAAGAATCTTCTGCGAAAGAAAGACACCGCAACAAAGTGAAGTAGTTAAAATTATGCCTTCAAGGGAAAACAAAAACAAAATTCCCATGAAACCCACAAATCCCGAATTAATTCCCTTGAAGGCTTTTTTTTATTTTTTTTAGGAGTATGCTATGCAAATTAAAATTAAAAGAATCAATAACGGAAAATTACCCAAATATAAAACAACAGGTGCAAGCGGTGCTGACTGCTATGCTAGGATAGAAAACAGCGTCATAATTAAGGCTGGAAAGACGGAAACAATTCCGCTCGGTTTTGCTGTTGAAATTCCTGAAGGTTATGAAATGCAAATAAGACCCAGAAGCGGTCTAGCGAGAAAGAACAGCGTGAAAGCAGTTCTTGGCACAATTGATTCAGACTACCGTGGCGAAGTTTGCGCTATTGTGTGCAATGACAGTACGGAAGATTTTGAAGTAAAGGACGGAGACAGAATAGCTCAAGCAGTTGTTGCTCCAGTAATTCAAGTGAATTGGGACGTTGTTGAAAGTCTTACTGACACGGAGCGTGGCGGTGGTGGTTTTGGTTCAACAGGTGTGAAGGAGATTGAAAAGTTTTACCAGCCATTTGAAACGGAAAGTGAACTGAAACAACTTATTGGAAAGATTGTTTATTATAACGGCATTAAAAAATTCATTAAGTTTTCAATCGTTCCCAGCGTAATTGGAAAAAGAATATTTGTTCATTTCACGGACGGTTGTGATGAAATTGAAATGGACTTGATGACAGCGTTTCAAAAGGTAACAATTGACGGACACCGTTTTGGCAAGGAGATAACAGGTGAAGAATCTTGTTAATAAAGGAACTTATGTTCTTCAAAACTTTCCTTGCTGTTGGAATTGCAAGCATTCATTTGTCCGCATGGGTTTGTCCCTGTTATGCAACAATGAAAAAGAATGGGTAAGTGAATCGGCGGTGCAACCTTTAGGAATGTGCTTGTATTATGAAAGTGAAGTGGATGAAAAAGAAAGACATTAACACCCTAGGATTAAATAAATTAGGGTACAAAATATTTTCCCATGCTTCAAAAACAATACGTGCAAGGGCAATACAATTAACCGCAATGGAAAAGAAACCGTTGGCCATCGGGCAAATTAGAAACGTATTGAATAAGATGTATTTTGACTTGGATAATTTGTGTGAGTTGCTTGATACGCTTGAAATAGGAACGGAAGAAAATGAAAAAATACTTAGTTAAGCGACCTAAAGACGCTGTTGAGTGTCTTATACTTCCGAATAAAAACGGTGTTACGGACGAAATACTGTCCGAATTATATATAAAGATAGGTGGTGAAAATGAAAACTTTGGAATTGCGAAAACTAATTAAGAACAAAACGCAATTAATCCCCATACCGGCTAGCATTGAAGAAGTTTTTAATGTATGGTTGAAAAAACGACAGGAAAAAGAACCGAACATTGCGAAAATAAATATGCTTGAAATCTTTTATGCTGGTTACATACTTTCAAATCCCATAGTTAGGGAACAATATAAACAGCTGGTTGAACGTGAACAAATAATAAAAATGAAGTTTAATTAAAAGGAGTTGCTATATGAACGTTCTAAACAAAGGAAGGTGTTCACGCTGTCCAATGTCCGAAATAAAGTTTGTTACTAGTGAGAAAGACAACAAAGTTAAAAAATGGCGGTTTTGCACGGTAAAAGGAAAATGGTGCAAGGGTTGCTCTTCGCATTGTGTAGCCAGTCCAATGGGATTAAAAATTGTTGAAATTAATTAATTTAATTAACCAACGCTAAAATATAAAGCGTTGGTTTTTTATTTACTAAAACATAAAAAATAAATTATAATAAAAATATGGATGGAAACAATTTTGAAATTAATGAAGAGTTTTTGGAACTGGTAATAAATCAACCCCATTATCTAGGGTGGCTGATGGGAAAGGACAAATTAACACCCCTTCACAGTGAATGGATAAAATATTGCTGGGACAGCAATGAAGCTAGAGCACTTATGGCTTTTCGCGGTGGTTACAAGTCAACCGCAATAGATGTCGTAGGAACCGTTCGCTGGTGGTTGATTCAGCCGAATGACCGTATTGCGGTCATAAGAAAAAGCTACAATGATTCATCAACCATAGTTTCGGCAGTAAAACAAGCTATGGAGCTTCCGCAAATTAAACAGTTGTTCAAGGTTGCACACGGTTTTTATCCAAAGGCTACAATGGCGCAAAATGGAAAGTTAAGGTACAATTTCAAAACAACCATTACCCCTGAAGTTAGTTTGACAGCACATGGAACTGATTCATCTCTTACTGGTATGCACTATGACAAAATTATTTGTGATGATATTATTACCTTAAAGGACAGAATTTCAAAAGCTGAACGGCAAAGAACAAAGGAAATAGTAAACGAAATAGCAACAAACATTATTGACCCGAACAAAGGCAGTTTGTGGATTGGAACACCTTGGCACAAAGATGACGCATGGAACGAAATAAATCGGTTTGCTGACATAGCAATGTATCCCATTAGCAAATATAATTTTTTGGGTGAGGAAGCTGTTGAGGCAAAAAGAAAAACGACAACACCATTTTTATTTTCAGCAAATTATGAGCTTGAGATTAAAAAGGATGAAACAAGTTTGTTCAGTGAGCCTAACATGGCGGAAGGGTGGGATTATACTAGGAAAAGTTTTGCTCATATAGATTGCGCTTATGACGGTGACCATTATTGCGCATTAACAATTCTTTCACCGCTTGACAACAGGGAGCCAGCACTAGCAACAAAGTTTCAAGCTGTTGGTTTTGCTTATCCTGGGAACTGTAAGGCATGGGCAAATGAAGTTGTTAGGTTGCTAAAGAAATACAAGGTGATTTATATTTACAACGAAACAAATCCGGACAAGGGTTATTTTGCCAACCAGTTGCAAAAGCTGGGGGCAAGGGTTAAGACGTATGCTGAAAGTGAAAACAAGCACATTAAGATTTCAACAAACCTATATGAATATTGGGACAAGATTTATTGGTCACCCGACACTGACCCTGAATATCTAAATCAAATAATTGACTATAGGGAAGGAAGTGAGCCTGACGATGCCCCCGACTCATGCGCTTCATTGCTTCGTGAAATATGCAAGCCAAACAAAGCGAGAACGAGAAGTCTTTATGAGTGGTAAAAATAACACTTTTATTTTTTTTATTTATGTAATAAAATAAACACAAGAGGAATAAATATGATTAAAATTCTGCTCATAGCGGTTCTTGTGTTAATTGCGGTTTGCTTGGTGTTGCTGGTTATTGTTAAACTACAGAAGGACAAAAATAAAACAATGCAAGCAACGGTTGATGATTATAAAAACACCTGTTTTGAACTAAATTGCAAAATTGAAAAATTGAGGAAGGAGATGGAAATTGAAAAGAAGCATAATGAAAAGCTGGCAAAAAAACTTTCTGAAATTTCTTGTATGCCTATTAGTGACGTTCTTCACCAGTTGCAAAACAACTGAAAGAACTAAAACTGTTTATTACATACCTGAAATAAATTCACCAGCGTTTCCGGAGCTTGGTGAATATGAAATACTTCCTGACGGAAGGGTAGCAACGGATGAACGGTTTTTCAGGGAACTATTAATATTCAGAACATTGTACCTTGAGGAAATTGAAAAGTACAATGAAAAGAAAATGGAATTGGAGGCAAAATAATGAAAAACAAATTAACCGTTGAAGACATTGAATCTAAAATAAAAGACAAGAAGTTTACCGTGCTTGAAGATGGTAAAACTACAATTTGCAACATTTATCTTGAAAATGGTTTTACGGTAAGAGGGGAAAGTTCTTGTGTAGACCCTGTTAATTTCAATAAACAAATTGGCGAGGAAATATCTTTTGAAAACGCTAAAGATAAAATATGGGTGTTGGAAGGGTATTTGCTTCAGGAAAAATTATACCAGTTGAAATTAAATGGGGGAACAAAATAATGGATGATTTGAGAATAAAAAACATGGTGAAAAATGACGGTTGGAAAAACCTGTTCACAGGTCTTGGCGGACAGGCTGACAAGAAGTCGCATACAAAGGCAAGACCGGACGGATTTTTGCTTGACGTTGAACTTGAAACGATTTATTCAGATGACGGCTTGGGTGCAAATATCATCGACTACCTTCCAGAAGACATGATGAAAAGGGGTTGGACATACAAGTTTGAAAAGCAAAAGGAAGGAATGGAAGAACTTTCAAAAGAATACGATGAATTTTTCAATTATATTGAAGCGTATGACAAATTGACAGAAGCTCTTAAATGGTCAAGATTGTATGGTGGCGGTGTTTTGTTGCTTGGTGCATACGATGGAAATGATTTGAGTGAACCGCTGAACATAAGGGCAATCAAAGATTTTGAAAATTTAAAAATGATTCCCAGAAATAATATTATGTACGGAAGCATTAAATGGCAGTTAGACCCATTGCTTCCC